ATAAAGGGTATCTTACAATTTTTGACGTTGATGAGAAGAAATTAGAGAAAGCTAGAAAAGAAATTAGTGAAAAGTTAAGGAAAGAAAAACTAAACCAAAAAGATTTCGAAGAAAAACTTGCAGAAAAATTAAATGAAGTTCAATCAGTTAATACTAAAATGATTAAATTGGATTGGCAAGACGAAATTGCTTTATCTAATATAGATGCATTAAAAGAAGAATTAGTAAATATGGTTCGTAAAAAGAGAGATTCCGGAAAAGACTCTTTCGAACTTACGCCAGAAAAAGCTAATAAAATGCATGATGACAGGGCATATACTATGTGTATGTGTTCATATGCTCTTCAACAGGAGCGAAGAAAAAATATAACACAAAAACAACGTCCAAAAACCCAAAACCTAGTCCAACAATTAATAATCAGACCGGCGAAGCGTCGGTCTTCTTTTAATGAATAAATTTATAACAGAACCCACCACGCCTCTTAACAATGCGCAACCCGGTGGGTCGTTTAATAAAGCAAGGAGGTGCATTAATGGCACAAAGAATGAAAAAGACTGAGGTGACTACTACTGCACCTTCCGAAAAGAAGCAGCCGACCGCCAACGAGATGAGGGAATGGTATGCGAAGAATCAGAAACATATTGAAAATTTTGCAAAAGCAGAACAAGCGGCTAAGAGTTTAAGAGATGTAACAAAGACTGCTACTAAGGCAGTTACAGCTTTTAGTAAGGAATCATTGAGAACTTATTTACAGAATATCGGATCCAATGAGAAAAATCTGCGCAATTTAAGTAGATATTTATTCTATAGATGTCATGCTTATTATCGTTGGGTTATGTATAATTCAACAATGTTTGATCTCTCATGTCGTTCTGTTATTCCTTATTATGATTTGATTAAGGGCGGAGATGCGCAAAAAATGCTTAAATCCTATTTTAATACTCTATCTGTATTAGATGAGCTAAATATACAGTATGAATTTCTAAAAGCACTAACTATTGCGTTTAGAGAAGATGTTTTTTACGGATGCGCATATTACACTGAAGGTGAGGGTATGTTTATTTTACCTTTAGATCCAGACTATTGTAAAATAAATGGAGCTTATCCTGATGGTTCATTTGCGTTTGCTATGGACATGTCTTATTTCAGATCTCGACAATATGAACTTGAAGCTTGGCAGGAACCTTTTACTTCTATGTATCGGCAATATGAATCTGATGGTATTAAATATCAACCAATGCCGGACGAATATTGTGTATGTTTAAAATCTAGACCAGAAGATTGGGAAACGATACTCCCTATTGCTTCTGGATTACTTAATTCGATTATAAATCTTATTGATTTAGAAGATATTCAGGCTATTGCAGATGAACAAGAAATTTATAAAATGATTTGGTTACAGATGGAAACTCTAACTGGGGCGGATTCACCAGATGAATGGAAAGTAGATCCATCTTTGATGATTGATTATTTCAATCGTATGATTAGCGAAGCTTTACCTGATTATATATCAGCTGCGATTGTACCTGGTAAACTTGAAAGTATTGATTTTAATACCAGTAAAGTAAACGATACAAATAAAATAACAAAATCAACGGAAACGTTATTTAACTCTGCAGGTGGTGCGCAAATCTTAAACTCTTCTACTATTTCCGGAAGTACAGCTTTTGAAGCAGCAATTAAAGCAGATACTGAACTGGCTATTTCTAATATGCTACCTCAAATTCAAGGAATCGTAAATCGTTTACTCTCTTTTTATGTTGGAGGAGATGTTTCAAAGGTTAAATTTTTTGAAGTCAGTGTTTATACCAAAGAAGCTTTTAAAAAAGCATTGTTGGAAGGTGCTACATATGGTACGCCTACTCTTCTAGCTTATAATTCATGTAATCAGTTTTCTGAATTAGAAACTCTTGCATTAAATTTCTTAGAAACAGAGTGTTTAGATTTACATACTAAATTTATTCCAGTACAAAGTAGTCATACTACAGCCGGAGCCTCTGATACTGGTGGTGCACCGACTAAGGATTCGGATGAACTAACAGATGACGGAGAAGCTAGTCGTGAAAAAAGGGATAGAAATGGTTAAGGAGTAAATGTATATGGATTATAGAAAAATAGATGCAAAATTTTTACGCACGTCAAATGCAGAAACAGCAGATAAATTGAGAATGTTGGGTTTTACAGAACTTACTGAACTGAACTCTTCTACGTTTTGTTTTATTAATGATGGTAAAAAATTAACATTTGATGCAGAGAAACATGATTGTGTATATACAAATATTCTCTGTTTATAACAAAAAGATAAAAAGGATACTATTAACCAACGCTTTCTAAGAGGTTGGTTTTATTTTGATGAAAAATCAACTAAAAGAAGAAAGGATGGTGGATATGTATACAATTTTAGTAAAAGATACTAATGAATTGATGGTTACTAATAAAGAACGAATTATGCAACGAAGTAAAATGGTTGATAATTTACATTTTCTTGTAGAACCTGTTTATAAAGAAGTGAATATGTCTGATTTTACTGTTTTAATGGAATATGTATTACCAGTAAGTAAACAATATAAATCTGAGATATTAGTATTATCAGAAGAAACTTATAAAAAAGGCGATTATGAATTTTTAGAATATAAGTTATCAATTGATACTAATTTAACATCGGAACCTGGGGATGTAGAAGTTCAATTAACATTTGCTAAGGTAGATTTGGATACAGAAGGAAAAAGTGTTCAATATGTAAGAAAGACATCTCCAACTATTATTACAATTGTGCCAATTTCCGCATGGAGTGATATTGTTCCAGATGCAGCTCTTAATGCAATTGATCAAAAATTATTAAAGGTTGATGCACAAATCAAAGCATTAGATGAAGCAGGGAATTCTCTTGCAACAAACAAAGCGGATAATATTGTCCTTAATGAAGAAACTCATGAGTTATATCTGACTGCAAATGGCGAACAAATTGGTGATAAAGTTCTCATTGATGAACTCGGTGATGTATTAACTGAGGCCACAAAAGAAGAGGGCCTTGTAACTATGATTATATAGGAGGGTAACTATGGAAAATAGAGTTAAGTTTGGTTATCTTTATTATAATGATATGTTACAAAAGATTGCAGATGGTATAATTGATCAACATGATATTGTTTTTACAAAAGACACAAAAGAAATATATATTATTTCCAAAGATTATGAACCAATTGCATTAAAAAGTAAAGTATATGTTTATAATTCATTAGCGGAAGCTATTTCTGGGGTTAATAAAAATACAGATACTTATATTGGGCAAGTTATCAGTATATTAGAAGGTGATGTATATAGAGGATATATTGTTAATGAAGATAAATATAAAAGAGGACTAACGTACACTGTTTCTCCATTAACAGATATATCTAACATAGATTACAATACATTAGGGAATAAACCCATTATCAATTTGGTGGGAACTTTAGATGAACCAATAACAGTTTCTAAATTAGATAATGGAACCTATTCTATTACTGGTCAATATAAAATTGATGAATCTGAGATTACTACATTTCTTAATGCTTCTCCAGTAATTGTTATTATTGAAACGAAAAATAATGAAACTTTAATTAAGCAAATTTCTTCCATGGAAATTGTTGATTATAGAATTTCAAATGGGTTAATTGAAAAGAAATCTTATGTTACTGAAACATTTTTACAAGAATGTGGATACGCAACAACAAATTATGTTGATGAGAAAATTGCGGCATTGGATTTTGTAACTCGTAATGAAGTTAATACTTATGTCGAACAATTAATCAATGAGATTATTGAAAATGTTTTAGATGCTAAAATTGATGAAAAAATTGATGAAAAAATCCAACCAGTCTCTGAGGAGTATGTGGTTGGTCTTTTTAATTAATTTTAATAAGTTTAAGACACCGATTTATGGTGTTAAAAAATAAAGAAAGGAATATAAAAAGATGGCACAATTAAAAGTTTTTACATTGGATAACCTTACTCTGTATGATGAGCTGATTAAAGGTTATATTGATGCGGCTGATGCCGTAGTTGATGCGAAGTCTTTAAAGACTGTTGCAATTGAAGGCAATGTTCTCAAATTTTATAATGTTGTAGAACCTGTGGGAGAAACTGACCCGGTGTACAGCATTACACTTCCTCAAACAGATTTAACTGATGTACTTGCTAGACTTGTTGCGTTAGAAGATGGAAAGGCTAATAAGGCTGATGTTTTCACGAAGGAAGAAGTTAATTCTGCTATTGAAAAGGCAAAGACAGAAGCAACTTATAACGACGAAGAAGTTAGAGGTCTTATTTCTGATAATGCTGACGCAATCGTAGCAGAAAAGGAAAGAGCTGAACTGGCAGAGAAGGCAAATTCTGATGCTATTGCAGCTATTAATAACACTGAGACAGGTCTTTTAAAACAAGCCAAAGATT